GAAATCACAAGAGAAGAATATAACGCATATGTAGGTAAGATTGGTAAGATTGACTGGTCTGCTATTTATGACGGTATAGAAAATCTTGAGGCTGCTGGAGAAGCATACTGCTCAACTGATGCTTGTGAGATTAAGTTTTATTAGTCTCTAGCCTGCTATAATAAGGGTATAGGAGAATAATGTCTAACCCGTCAAATTTATATGCAGAAAAGATCTATAGTGAGCACCCACTAGTTCTTTGGGCTCTAGATGATCAAGCAGACTATGTTAGCCTAATCTCAGAAAATCAAAGAAACATCCAGACTCTTTGGGATAACTCTGGAGCAACTATCATAAGTGGATCAGGCAGCAATGCTCCTACTCCCCCATTTGCTAATAGCCTGTCTACTTTGGTTTCTGCAAATGTTCCATCTGGGCTATCGGGAGAGTTTGTCTTAATAAGTCCAGAACTTACAAATTTTCAAGATTTAAATAATTCATTTGGTACATTTTGTATAGGGACATATTTTTACTCAACATCATCATTGATAACATCTATATCAATTGGCTATGAATATACAGACACAACATCCTCTCAAATTGTTCAAAAACTTGAAACATTTAATGAACCTATAACATCAAATTGGACCTTTGTATCTGGAACATTTGACATTCCAAATGAAAGCACAACTTTTAGAATTGTAATCAAAGCAACAACTATTCCTGGCGGTGCATCCACTGAAGACTATAAACTATACATAAATGGTTTAAGTTCTGGTCAGTGGTCAGAAGAATTTAATGTAAAATCGCTTGGTATAAACCCAGAAGTATTTCCTGCAAGCATAGGTTTACAAACAGAAAACCTTGTTGTTAAGGCAGATGCTTACGGTTTAGCAGAAGAAAATGGGTACTACTTTGTTGACAATAATTTCTTAGTTGCTAGAAATACATCTATACCTTTGGTTTTTGGAGCATCTGGAGTTACAAAAATAGTTCCTAATTCAGGAAACAATCCATCTTTAATCGTTCCAGGAAAAGGATTCCTAAATAATTCTGGAAGATATCAAGATTATACGGTTGAGTTCTGGGCAAGAATTAACTCTGACGCATCAATAGCAAAGAGAATCTTTGGTCCAATATCGTCTTTAGATGGCCTATATGTTGATGGAGCGTTCTTAACACTTAAAGTTGGAGATAATTTTAAATCTCATTTTGTTGGTGAATGGTTTAGGCCAATTTTAGTTCACATCCGAATAGTAGAAAATACTGCTAGCCTATTGATTAATGGAGAAGAGGTTTTATCTTTTACAATTAATACAAAAGAATTAATTTTGCCAGAACAATCTTCAGCAGAAGGATCTCTTGATTGGCTAGGATTTTATTCTTATGCTGATGTTAGTCCAATAGAAATTGATTGCGTTGCTATTTATCCTTATCAAGTTCCAGTTACCGTAGCAAAAAGACGATGGGTTTATGGGCAAGGAGTGTTGTCTCCAGAAGGAATTAACTCTTCATACGGAGGAACAACTGCATTTATTGATTTTCCATTTGCAGAATATACAGCAAACTATTCTTACCCAGATTTTGCAGAATGGCAACAAGGAAGTTTTGATAATTTAGTAACAACATCATCCTCTTTAAAAACACCAGAATATGCTTTGCCATCAATTTTTTTAAATTCAAAAAGTGTAAAGTCATTATATGACGATTGCAAAGAGATACAGTCTGGACCATATAAATTCATAACCTTTAGACCAAACTCTTCTTGGAACCTAGACCAATGCTACTTTAATTTTAATAATTTAAATGTTATAAACAATAAAGTTAAATCTATCTATGCTGTTTTTAGCACAGACAACATTAACCTAGACGAACCACAGACGCTAATAAAAATTTATAGTCAAAACAGTTCTGATTATTTCTTAATAAAACAAGATCAAGATAAAGTGGTTTATTTATTAAACTATAGTGGTGAGAATCAGATATTGTATACAAGCCCATCTATTGAGTTAGACCAACTCTTTTCAGTTGGTATTGATATAGATGCTATATCCAATTCTTTTGGTCAAAACACTTCTTCATTTTTTGGAAATCAGGGATCACTAAAGTTATATGTTGGTGGAGATCAAAATACCGATAACACCTTTACTGGAAAACTTTATACAGTTGGTTTTTCTACAGACTCAAACTATAAAGAAATAGAAAACAGGTATGACGAAGATGGATTTATTATATTTGATGATCTGTCTTTGCCAGGATCAACAGAGGCAGTTTCTATATCACTAATAGAGCATACAGCAAGTTATACATTATTGCCAACAGATTCTTATGATTTGTTTTTCTTAGACATAGGTACATCGGGATATTGGGAAGACTACTTACCACTTTCTTATTTTGCCCAGTATGTAAAAAATGATATTGGAAATGAGTTTTATGATTTAGATTTTCTTCAATTTAATGTTGGATACCCATCACCATCAAGAGTAATTGAATCAGATCAGGAGTTAGAATCTTGGACATATGGAGATTTATATAATGCTTATTCTAATCCAGTACAGGAAACCTATCAGCAACTAGAGAACTCACTGCTTACTGACTGGAATGATTACGATGATATGACAACAAAAACTCAAAAAGTTTATGAGTATGATACAGAAAATTCATCTATTAGAAGTTATGTAACATTCCAGTATATTGAAGATGGTGCAAATGCGCTCCAGTCATCTTTTACAAGATTAGAAAAAGCAAGACAAGGTAAAATAATTGACATAGACAGCCACCCGCTATGGAGCACAACAAAGTTTGAAGTAGTTGACAATACAATTCTTTATCCTACTAAATCTATTAATTTTGATAATCTTGCTATTGTTTACAGACTAGAGTTTATAAGTAGGTCAACAATATCAAAGCCAGTATCACTAAAGCAACTAAGCCTATCTTCTCAAGTTTTTAACGATAACTCATTTAATCCAATTGGAACAAGATTTGGAACGCAGATATTTCCTTATACAAGGTCAGGAATTTACTATGACTATAAAACAAAAAATCCGTTTACCATTTATAAGGGAAGCACTCCATATTTATACATGACAAGAAATTCTGGAATAGAATTAAAAGGCACTTTTGATGGATCCGTAGATCGTGGATTGTCAATACCAGTTAATTCACAAATTTCAGATAGTTATAAAATTAATGCTATGCAACTATGGTATAGGCACGATGATCTTAAATTCCCTGGATCACCAGTCCAACTATTTGAGATTAACTATAAGGGTGAAACCATAAAGTTTTTTATGGTCACAAACAATGACCTTGGAAATAGGGCAAGAATTTTTGCACTAGATGCAAAAACTGGTCAACAGTATAATGGAGTATCTTATTTCTTAAATGGCAAACTAGTAAGAGAGCCAGTCCTTACAGTTAAGGAATGGTCAGTAATCGGATTAAGATTTTCAAACTCTCTAAACTTTGACTCTTACTCTGGATCCATCAACCTTACTGGCCCAGGGGTATTTAATAATGTATCCTACTATCAATCAACAGACTTGCAGCAGGTACAAAGAACTATTACAAGGCCTTGGCTTAATGTAAAGAGTGAGGGGCTGATTGACTACGAATGGCAGTACTGGTTTGATAATTATGTATGGGACGGAATGCTGTCAATTTCTACATCAGAAATATACGGAGTTAACCCAGAAAATGTATATAAGTCGTACTCTGGAACAAATAAGATTATTATTGATGACCTAAAGGGATTAACTGTTGATGCAGATGCTTTAAGAATATATAATGCCGTCTCATGGTCATCAGAAACCGTATCTCCAGTGTAATATGGTATACTGGTTGTTATGGATGCATTAATTAACCCAAAAACTGGTAAACCCCTTGTAAAAAATGTACGTCGTCAAGTTATTGAAAAGAAGTACAATTGGGGCCTATATGTTTATAAGAAGTCAAACGGCAAGTGGTTTACTGATGGAGAGGGCAATGTCCTTAACATTGAGTCTATGAGAGGCGATCTTTCAAAGATGTCACAACTAAAAGATGCTGCAAAGTATTATGGCGATCCAGGTGACGGAGACGCAATTTTTGTTCCAGGGCTGACTAGAGTCACTGATGAAGAATACTCTGAGCAATTAGATAGAATGCAGCAAGGGCTAATCCCATCTATGAATGACTTGGGTGCATGGCATGCAGCACAACAAACTCACGATAGGTATGGCAGCGATGAGTAACGAATATCCAATTTTTGCAAAGTTAAACACACAAGAAAAAGAGCCAGATCCTTTTGTTGCTCAAGACCCATTTAATAAAAACTGGGAAGACTTAAAAGACCTTAGCGGGATAAATCAAAATTTTAAACGCAGAACAAGTCGTGTAGCAAACAAGGCTGTTGGAGATCCTGCATATTTAGATTCAGCAAACGCTATGCCAGCAGGAGATAGTTCTGCATCAAAGCAGATCAATCCTGGAACAGTATATCGTAATGGATACGGACTATTTGATGTTATTACACCACCATATAACATGTATGAGTTGGCTAACTTTTACGATACATCTTTTGCTAACCATGCTGCTATTGATGCCAAGGTAGAAAATATTGTTGGCTTAGGCTATAGGTTTGACCTAACAGATACTACTTCACTTCGTTTTGAAAGCAGCGATGATCAAGAAAAGGTTGGTCGTGCTCGCAAGCGCATTGAACGCATGAAGATCGAAATTCGTGACTGGTTAGAAAATTTAAATGATGAAGATTCGTTTACAAAAATTATGGAGAAGGTTTATACAGACCTTCAAGCAACTGGTAATGGTTTTATCGAAGTAGGAAGAAACATAGAAGGACAAATAGGATATATCGGACACATACCAGCAACAACAATTCGTGTCCGTAGACTACACGATGGTTTCTTACAGATTATTGGAAACAAGATTGTTTACTTTAGAAATTTTGCAGCGAAGAATCCAAACCCTGTAACAGCAGATCCAAGACCAAATGAGATTATTCATATCAAGGAATACTCACCATTAAATACATTCTATGGTGTGCCAGATATTGTTTCTGCACTGCCGTCTTTGGTTGGAGATCATTTAGCATCTCAGTATAATATTGACTATTTTGAAAACAAGGCTGTTCCAAGATATATCATTACTCTTAAGGGCGCTCAACTTAGTGGAGACTCAGAAGACAAGATGTTTAGATTCCTACAAACAGGACTTAAGTCTCAGTCACACAGAACCCTATACATTCCTCTTCCTGGAGACACAGACCAGAATAAAGTTGAGTTTAAGATGGAGCCAATTGAGAATGGTGTTCAGGATGGATCATTTAAGGAGTATCGCAAGCAAAATCGTGATGATATTCTAATTGCTCATCAAGTTCCTATTTCAAAACTTGGTGGATCAGAATCGGGTCTTGCAGCAGCACTCTCACAAGACAGAACCTTTAAAGAGCAGGTTGCACGACCAGCACAGCATCATCTTGAGAAGGTAATCAGCAAGATTATTAAAGAGCAAACAGATATTCTTGAACTTAAGTTTAACGAACTTACTCTTACAGATGAGATTGCACAGGCTCAAATTCTTGAAAAATATGTTAAGTCTCAGATTATGCTTCCAAATGAGGCTCGTGAAATTCTTGATCTTCCTCAAAGAGAAGGTGGAGATGAGCCACTAGAGTTAAACGCAAGAGCAGCAGCAGACGCAAGGGCTAATACTGCGGGGAACAGAGCAAGAGATACCGAAAGAACAAACAATCAGTCAGACAGCACAACTACGGTATCTGGAAGAAATGCACAGGGTCAGGGTCGTTCGTCTCAATAGTTGAGAAAACCCTATAAACGTTTGGTATAATAGATACGCTATGAAAATTAACAAGGCTTCCTGGATTACGGAAGGCGACAACGTTCGTCTATCAATGCCTTTCGGAAAAGTGGATTTAGAGCGCAGAATCGTTTCAGGTTTTGCATCCCTTGACAACCTAGACAAGCAATATGACATTGTAACAACAGAGGCTTCTATGGAAGCATTTGCTAAATTCCGTGGGAACATTAGAGAAATGCATCAGCCATCTGCAGTAGGAAAAATGATTTCATTTAAAGAAGAAAAGTATTTTGATCCAGAGTCAAAGAAGTTCTACAAGGGTGTTTATGTTTCTACCTATATTTCCAAGGGTGCACAGGATGCATGGGAAAAGGTTCTTGACGGAACGTACACAGGTTTTTCAATCGGGGGACGTATGAACAAGTGGGATGATGCTTATGACGAAAAAGCGGATAAGCAAATTAGAATTATTAAAGACTATGACCTAATCGAACTTTCATTAGTTGACAGCCCAGCAAATCAGTTTGCAAGCATTGTGTCAGTTGAGAAGGTTGACGGCGTTGATGTAATTAAGGCTGACGAGACAGTTTTAGAAAATGTATTTTATGATAAGCAATCTGGCCTCATTGTCACATCAGAAGAAGAAACACATGTAAGTCCAGTTTCTGGAGAAGAAATGAAGAACATTGGTTTTGTTGAAAAAAATGATAAAGATAAAGCAGATATGATAAAGTTCTTAGTTGATAGTGCTAAAGGCATTAGTACAATTAAGATTACAAAGGAGGTAAACCCTATGTCAGAAACAACAGAAGCAGCAGTTGATGTTGCAGTTGAAAATGCAGAGGTTGCTCCAGAGGCACAGCCAACTGAAGTTGAAAAAACAGATGTAGTTGCTGATGAAGCAGTGGTTGTCGATGAGGCACCAATTGAAAAGTCAGTTGATGGTGGTGCAGATTCTACAGTTGCAGATGTAACAGTAGAAGAAGAGACTAATAAGGAAGCAGCAGATACTGTAAATGAAGTTTCTGTAGCACTTAACGAAGAAGTTGCAAAAGCAGTTTCAGAAATTAAAGAGTCTCTTACTAATGCCTTTGGCGATCTTGCTGCCACTATCAAGTCTCTTAACGAGCAGATAGCAGTAGTAACAAAGTCCGTTGATAGTGTAACAAGTGAGGTTAACAATATCAAGGGTAACTTTAATGAGTTTGGCAAGCGTGTCGATGCCGTAGTTGCAGACACCGCTTTCCGCAAGTCTGGCGATCTAGGCGAGATCGTGCAGTTTGAGCCTGTGAAGGTTCAGAAATCCCTATGGGGCGGACGTTTCCTCACAAATTCCGACCTATTAAGTTAAGATATAAAATCACTAGGAGGTGAACAATATGTCAGAACAAAATACAGATATCGTAAAGAACTATCCAGGTTCTCCAACTGAAACACACGCTCACAATGGCGACGGTGCATTCGCATCAGGCGCAATCGGCGGTGCAACAGTTACAGGTCCAGATGGTAACCTTACTCCAGCGGCTTCTCTTGGTAACATTGCCACAGCAGCCTTTGGTACATACGGTGCAAACTCTGTAAACCCAACTGGTACACCAGGTGGTATTTTAGCACCAGAGCAGGCTCGTCGCTTCATCGACTACGTGTGGGATGCAACAGTTCTCGCCAAGGATGGCCGTAGAGTCACAATGCGTGCAAACACAATGGAACTTGAAAAAGTTAACGTTGGTGAGCGTGTAATCCGTGCTGCTGCACAAGCACAGCCAGATTTCACAAACGCAGGTGCTACATTTAGCAAGGTTGAACTTACTACAAAAAAGATTCGTCTTGATTGGGAAGTTTCAACTGAAGCGCTTGAAGACAATATCGAAGGTGGAGCACTTGAAGATCATCTAGTTCGCTTGATGACAAATGCTTTTGCTAACGATATCGAAGATCTTGCAATCAACGGTGATGGTACAACATCACCATTCCTTTCAATCATGGAAGGTTTCGTAACAAAGGTTACAGACGGTTCAGATGCTCACGAAGCAGCAGTAACTGTCTCTAGCAACGAATGGACTCCAAACGTTATGCAGGACATCATCTTGGCAATGCCACGTAAGTACCGTGCACTTAAGTCAAACCTTAAGTTCTACGCAGGTACAGACGCATTCCAGGGTATCGTCAAGAATAACGGTACACTTGCTGATGCAATTGCTGAAGCAGTTTCAGGCCAGATTCCAGGAAGCACACAGTCTAACCGACAGGCTTACCTCGATGGCGCAGGACAGACATTCGGCGATGCTCGTACAACTCGTGTACTTGGCATCACAGTCCAGGAAGTTCCTTACTACCCAGCAGGTTATGTCGATTTGACATTCCCAGCAAACCGTGTATGGGGATTCCAGCGAGATATCACAGTAAACCGTGAATATGTTGCTAAGAAGGACACCATTGAATACACAGTATTCGTTCGCTTTGGTCTTCAGTGGGAAGAGTTGGATGCAGTTGCTTACGCAGATGCAGCCTCAGATTCCTAATTAATACTAAGCAATGATCTAGGGGGGCAGCGTAAAAACTGCCCTCCTTAGTCATATAAGGAGAAAAATGTCTTATCCAGGAAGTACACCAGAAGAACATAACCACCGTAGTGGTGGATGCATTGTAGCAGGGGGAGTTACTGGAACAGTCATATCTGGACCTAACGGAATCATATCAGAGTACAATGCTTTGGGATGTATACCTACTGCTAATTTTGGTGAGAACATAGTCATGTCTGGAACTCCATCAGGAATTAGAAGAGCACAGACCCTAAGAAGATAACTCTGGTATAATTACAGTAAGTATAGGGAGATCAAATGAATTCTACAATGGAAGATTTAGCAACAAAGACTGTTATGGAACTAAAGTCGTACGCTAAAAAAAATAACATTGATCTATTTGGGGTAAAGACTAAGTTAGAAATATTAGAAGTAATAGCAAGTTTTCATCCAAATGACAATAAAATTGAAAGCGTAAAACAAGGCAAAGAGCAGCCTAAAGAAGAAAAGATTGCTCTTTACTCAACTAGAAATATCCACTGGAATGGCTTGGGGTCTCTTGCAGTAGGATACAACATCGTCTCAAAGGAGGCATCGGAAAAGATGGTTACCCATAAGGCAGTACGCATAGCGTCTCCAGAAGAGGTAGCATCATACTACGGTAAATAATTATGCAGATTCTAAGACTCCCACCATACCCACTTTCTGTTACATATACAGTTCCTGATTCCAGCACAGGCTATGTTTTAGTTATTGAAGATACTTTAGAGCAAGCAGAGGTTGTTGTATATCTTACATCAAGCCCTACTTCCGAAGTAACCTATACACTAGACAATGATTTTATAAAATATGATAAGTCATACTCGCTAACTATATATGAGGACTTAGAGGAATCTGGAAATGTTTACGCAGATCGTGGAGACATTGTTGTTCAAGATAACCTAGAAATTGCTAGACCATATGTAAATGCAAGAGAGTTAGCAGCAAGCCACGGACTAACAACTGCAACCGATATTGCAAAGTATGTAGAATATGAAAACTTAGCCAGAATACTTATAGATAGTATTACTGGTGGATTTTATTACAAGAGAAAATATGTTGAGCCAGTTGGACAAGAGACTGACTACATGCCAGTTTGGGACAAAGTTGAAAAACTCGTAAAGGTTTATGAAAACGCAATTCTTGTTTATGATATTTATTCTGTAGATGGTCCAGCACTAGGTGAGTGGAACTACATGCTTACAAAAGATAAGAGTGCAATCATTAAAGATCCAGTTGCAGCAACAGACGGATACAATAGATCAGAGCGCAGACCAGCAAGAGTTCCTCTAGCAGCATCAGACTCTTTGTCACTGTTTGATACAGATGACAGTGGAAATGTTGCAACGATTACTCCTGGAGTTACATTCCCAGAAGGAACTGATTATATTTTCTTGGCTGAGGTTGGGTATAAAGTTGTTCCATATGATATTCAAGATGCAACAAAGATGCTTATTGAAGATATTAAGTGTGGCAAACTAGATTACTACAAGAGATATGTAAAGAACTATAGCACTGATCAGTTTAAGATTGAGTACGACAAGCAAATCTCAAGCGGTACTGGAAACATTATTGTAGATAAGATTTTATCAGGATACACCAATAAGATTACACGTATTGGAATTTTATAGTGGATACATGTGAAGTTACTGACTTCATGTATCCTATGAAGGCCGATATTTATTATGCACAGATAAAGCAGAATGAGTATGGACAAGCACAAAAGAGTTGGATTTATGATAGAAGTATTATCTGCAATGCTACTCCTATAGGCGGTGCTTCTAAAGAAGAGATCAAGCCAGAAATATTTTTACAAAATAACGGACAACTAATAGCAAGAACAAAATCAGATCCACGAGTATCTTCTCAAAGTTCTGACAGTGCGATGACAAACATTTTGGTAACTAACATACGTAATGCAAATGATACTATTATCTACAGAGAAACATCAGGACCAAGATCAGGTAGAGCAACAATCTATGAGTTTGCTACTGTAGAACCATTCGTTAGCCCATTCGGAGATATCGAATACTACAAGATTCTTTGGCGTAGAGCAGAAAACCAGTCTGTAGGTGACTAGTGAGAGTAACTACCACAACTAAAAGTTTTGAAAAACAAATGAATAATATTGTAAATTATTCTATGGGTTTTATTGATGGAGTACAAAAAGGAAAGACTGAATTTTTAAAGGCTCTAGGGCAAGCAACAATAACATCTATGGGCCAGTATATAGATGCTCAAGCAAGATCTAACCCTGCAGCACTACATCATATTTATGAGTGGAATAAGACTGGTAGCCCCAGCGCAAGATTGTTTGATCTAGATTATACTATTAGCAACCTAGGTCTATCAGTTAGAGGAACATTTACACAATCAGAAACATTAAAAAAGGGATCAACTGTTCCATTTTATGACAAAGCAAAGATTATGGAAAATGGTGTTCCAGTTACAATTAGACCAAAGAAAAGAGTTCTTGCTTTTACAATTGATAATGAAGAAATCTTTACCTCAAATGATGTAACCGTTTCAGATCCTGGAGGAACTCAAGTTCAAGGATCTTTTTCAAAAACAATAGATAACTTTATGTTATTTTATTTTAAGCAATCATTTTTACGAGCATCTGGTATTTATAACTATATTCAAAATCCAACTGTATTTAAAAAAGATATTAATCAAGGCTCAAGGCTTGGCAAAAACAAGGGTATCCAGACTGGATTCAGATGGATAGCAAATTTAAAGATTGGTGTAGAATAAGATTATGGATAAAGAACTAGTAGGTCAGCAAACATACTATCCAGGCTTTGCGCTTAATGGATATCTTGAAAAGCAACTTAAGTTGTTTGATATTGTTCCAGCCTCACAAACATTCAGCCCTTTTATTCCAGTATCAGCAACTAGCATAGATGACCTCTATTCAGAACTAATATCTACAGATTCTTCGCTTCCAGTCCTTATAGCATTTGACACACTATCAAGATTTAGACCAAGCCCTTTTTATAGGCACAAAAGAGAACAAATGATGTATACAGTTCACGGACCACTTGAAAAGGTTTTGGCAACTATTCGTATTATTAATGCTGCCCTTGACAGAGAAGACTCATCTGCACAAGATCTCAACTCCTGGTCTGCTGCTAATCAGGACTCTATTGGCACTATTTCACAGCCAGTATTTTTCCACAATACTAAGACTTTTCAGGTAGACGAGTCTAGAGACCTTCTAGAATTGCAGTCTGCCCAGGGGTCAATGAGAATGATTTATAGAAATAAAGTGATTGTTCAGTATGACTATCACACGAATGACCCACTAGACGCATTATACACTTAAAAGGCTGTTATACTTAGGTTGAGGAAACAAGCGCCAACAACTTAATATCTATTCTATAGATTACAGAAAGAGGTGAAAAATGGCATATAGTCGTGGTTCGTCAACCAACATCATCGTTGGAGCAGCAGCACTTTTCGTTGCAGATACAACACTAGCAGCAGATACCCTAGAGGCATTTGATGGTACAGAGTCTTTTAGAGAGACACTTGCAGATGATGCAGGTTATACAAACGTAGGTTACACCATGAACGGTCTTGAATTGCAGTTCCAGCCTGACTTCGGCGAAGTACAGGTTGACCAGATTCTTGACGTTGCTAAACTTTACAAGCAGGGTATGCAGGTAAATCTTGCAACTGCTTTTGCTGAGGCTACACTAGAAAATCTTCTACTTGCTTTAGCATTCAGCGATTCACAATTAACAGGCACAAAGTCAACATCTAACGGACAGGTTCTTAACCTTTCTGCTGGTGAACTTGGCGAATGTCCAGTTGAGCGTGGTATCGTTGCAATCGGTCCTGGTACAGGTGATTGCGTAGACTCTGCAACAGTAGAGCGTGTCTACACAGCATACCGTGCACTCTCAATTGAGAATGTAACAGTATCTGCAAAGCGTGATGAGGCTTCAATGTTTGAAGTATCATTCCGTCTCCTTCCAGAGGACACATCTGGTTCATACGGTAAGATCGTAGATCGTACCTTCGATCCAGCATCATAATTTAAACAATTATACGACTTGGCCCATCTCTTCGGAGGTGGGCTTTGTTGTTTTATGATAGAATAGAATATCTATGGCAACCACAGTATATGATAGTGATTTTATTACACTAGTAAATAATAAGATAGTTGAAGTTACTCCACTTAAGATTAAATATCTTCGTGAGTTTATGATTGCTTTTGATAAAATTAAAGACACACACACCGATGATGAATCTATAGTTGTTCTTGTTGAGTGTGCAAGAATTTGCATGAAACAATATTGCCCAGAAATATCTTCTACTACAGAAGATGTAGAAAATAATCTTAATTTGCCAACAATATATAAAGTACTAGAGATTGCTGCAGGCATAAAGATCAACAAATCATCTGAAGAGCCAGTAAAAGAGCAAGCAGAAAAAGGAAATACTTGGGCTGATCTAGACCTTGCCAAGTTAGAAGCAGAGGTATTTTTGCTGGGAATTTGGAAAGATTATCAAGAACTAGAACTATCACTATCTATGCCAGAGTTAATGGCAACACTAGATATAAGCAGAGAGTTAGATTATTCAGAAAAAAAGTTTTTGGCTGCCATTCAGGGTGTTGACTTAGATGCTGAGTCTGGCAAAGGCAAGGGGCAACAAGAATGGGAAGACATGAAGGCTAGAGTATTTAGTGGTGGTCAAACAAGTGATTCAAATGATGTGTTATCTCTTCAAGGACCAAAGGCTAAGCAACTTGGGTTTGGTATCGGTATGGGTTTAGATTACGAAAATCTAACATAAAAATAGGCTTGTTTGTGCTATAATTGAGGAAGCCTATATAGGAGGAAAAAATGGCAACAACAGTGCATGAGGGTAAAGAACTTATCCTGATGGACGGAACAAAGATTAGCGTTAGACCGCTTAAGATTTCTTTGCTTCGCCCATTCATGAGTAAGTTCGAAAAGGTAGCAGATGTGGCAGAGGATAATGAAAAGTCTATGGCTCTTCTTATGGAATGTGTACAGATTGCTATGGAGCAATTTAATCCAGAACTTGCAAAAGATAAGGATAAACTAGAAGACATTCTTGATCTTCCAACAGTTTATGAAATTATTGAAGCAGCCTCTGGAGTTAAACTATCAGATGCAAATGCTTTGTTAAACACAGTACTTGCAAACAATTAAACAATAGAAAAGGTGCTAGTTAATGGCTGACGTAAATGCTAATATTGGCGTACATATTGATGCGTCTGCAGCACTTGCGGAACTAAAAAATCTACAGCGTCAACTAGCCACCTTTCATGCGTCCATCGCTAAGGGCAGTGCTGCTAGTGCTATGGCACAAAAGAATTTACAGACTAACCTCTTAAATTCTATAAATGCTACAGGACAGTTCACTGCCCAGATGGGCCTTGTAAGAACATCGACAGAATCATTTACTCATGCCTTAGAAAAAAATAAGTTAGGCATGAAAGAGTACTTCCGATATGCTGGAGGTGCTACAAAAACTTTTGGTAGATTATTTAAGCAAGAGTTTGACACCATTGA